TTATCGTTGAATGTGGCGTTGCCTGAGACTGTGCCGTTGTAGATGTAGCTACCGTCATTAAACGTGGCGTTTCCTGTGACTGTGCTGCTGTTGTAGCTAGTGTCGTTGAACGTGGCGTCTCCTGAGGCTGTGCCAATGTTAATGCTCCGGTCGTTAAACGTGGCGTTTCCTAAGACTGTGCCGTTGTTATAGCTATTATAGTATGTGGCATCTCCTGTTACTGTGCCGCTGTTACCAATACCTTGATTAAACGTGGCATTTCCGATAGCTCCTGAAAAGTCAAGTTCGTAGTAAGGGGAGTAGTTTACGCTAACATAAATATGATTCAACGTAACCGCAGTAGACGGGCCGCTATCCATCTGAGCCGCTAGATACACAGTATCCCCAGTAGCAGGGAGTGCTAATGCAGGATCAGTAAAAGCCGAATCATTCCACCAGTTTCCTAGCGTGTCCCATGACGTATCGACTGCGGCGTTGTAGTAGAGATTGGCCATATCAGGAAATCGTTCCGTTGTCTGAGGACTCGGACGTAGAGAGGGTAGGCATTAGTTTAGTCGATCCCGATCGCAGTGACTTTGCCTTGGGCATTGCGCTGGAAGTAGAGAGCCATCTGAACCTGGCCAGCTTTCTTAAAGGTCAGCAGTGTGCAGGTCTCTTGATCCGGGGAAAACTCGATCCGATCGCAGTCGGAAGGAATGTTGAAAATGTTGAGGGAATCAACCTCGTTGGCGATTGTGCTAAGCAGCGCGTTTTCGCCTTGTGTGGGGCTATATTTCATAATGAGAAAACCGAAGATTTAGAAAATTGTGAACCGCAGATTTGAGAAACCCGAGGGATTGGACCTCGGGCTACTCGGTTGATTACTTCTTGAAGGGGTTACCCTTCTTGGCCTTCTTCTCGATGGCGTCGAGGAAGCCAGCGGGCTCTTCGCCCTCAGTCTCCTCTTCGTCAGCGGGTTGCTCCGGGGCCTCGTCTTCCGTGGACTCCTCTTCAGGGGCCTCGGTCAACTCTTCCTCAGGGGCCTCGCCTTCGGCTTCGTTCTCGTCATCGACGGGAGTGCCGTCGATTTCGTGCAGACAAAGTTTGCCGTTTTCAAACTTCAAAGACGCCATGGCGTCAAACGACTCTCCGTCCTTGACTCCGTCCGGCATCTTGAAGCCTGCTGGCTTATTGAAATATATCTTTCCGCTCTTTGCGGAATAGGCTTCATCTTCAACAAGAGGCTCCTTAGCTTTCTTATCTCCGCCACCTAGAAATGCTTCCATGGGATTCATGTGCTTGTCTCCTTGTTTGGGTTTCTCGCCCAGTCCGATGATCAATGTGGCCATTGGATTGGATTAGTTAATCCCCCCGTTGGGAGCCGGAGCCTCACTGGGCTCCGACCCCCGCTGGGAGGGAATCAACTAGGCGTTGACGACGGTGTCGAGGGCGAGGGGGGTCGAGGACCGCTTGTGGCGGATGACGTAGCCCCACTCAGGACGGATCGGCTTGGAACCGCTGCTCATGATGGCGCGGAAGTATCCGATCGTACCGTCCGGATTGGTGTCCGGAGTGATGATGTTCTTCCACTTGAAGTCGCCCATGTAGGAGACAGCGTCGAAGGTGACGTTCGATCCGGCAGCCGTGATGGGCTTAGGAACGAGGTTCACGAAGACGTCCTGGTGGAACACGATCGTGTCCTCGAACTCGGCGGACTCGTAGAGCGGGTCGATCTCCTGCTTGCGGCCCTGGCTTGCGGCCACGGACTTGTAGGGCAGGCGACGGACCCATGCGCCACTGACGAAGTCGTAGCGAGGACCCCAATCATCCACCATGTGGAAGAAGCCAGCGTAGCTGCGCTGAATGCCGAGAGGCGCAAGCAGCTCGTTGACCGAATCGCTGTAGCGGTAATCCTGACGGATGTCGGGGTTAGCGAGGATGAGGTTGCGGGAAGCCTCGCTGGAGAGGATCGCACCGAAGACGGGGCGGGCGTTCTCACGATCGAGGGGGTTGTTACCCGCGCCGTCGCGGATCAGCTTCATGTAGACGCGATCCAGGATGCCCTGAGTCAGGGGGCTGGTAGGCTTGGTGGTCGAGAAGACCGATCCATCACCGGAGTTGGCAACAAGCTGTCCGTTGGCGGCTAGAACCGCGCTCACCTTGTTCTGGGCGATGCGGACGAACTCGTCACGGAAGCGATCCTGCCAAGCGTAGGAGGTGTTCTCCTGGAGAATAGCGAAGATGTTGCTGAGCTGCTCCTTGCGCTTGAGGGAGAAGCGCAGGTCATTGACGCTGAGCTTAGGGCTCTCAAGAGCGGTGTGGGTCAGGTTGTAGCTACGCAGGGTCTGCGCGAAGTTGATAACCTGAGCGGACGGAACGGCGTTGTTACCTGCACCGACGGCACCAGTACCGGCGACGGGGTCCAGGGAAACCTGGCTCCAGGTGAGGCTGTTGGCGGGAAGGGAACGCTCGTAGGTGAGCACCTTGATGGAATCGCCCATCTCGTCGGGCCAAGTGTCTTTCTTGATCAACTTGAGCCAAGGGGAGGTGTTGAGGGTCTTGCGATAGATGTCAGGACCAATGCGGTTCGCCTCGTTGATGAGAAGCTGTTCGATGTCGTAAGCAGGCATATAGTTAAAATGGTTGGGTTGCGGTTTCACATACCTGCCACTGGAAGTTTCCAGTGCTTAAACAGGCTTGCGATGTTTGGTTTCCCCTACCCGAGCCAGAGAGGGTCAGCCGAATGGCCGATTTTTAGCTCTTAAAAATATGTGACTAACGAAATGTGATTAAGGCTCACACCGCCTTGTTTCAAGTAGAGGTGACTTGAGGCACGAGTGAGGTGTCGCATACCACGCACCTACCTGTCAACATCTTTCTTACAAAAAAAAGCCCCCTCGGTTTGAGCATTGCGTAAGCAAGAGGCTTGAGGAGGTCTATAAAAGCTGTGGCCACCACCTCGCGATGGTGACCACGTAACCTTTTTTACAGCTTGGTAGATAGGAAAACTAACCTAGCTGCTGATCGAGAGCCTCTAGGAACCCGATGTCATCGGGAACATTCTTGGCACTCTCAGAGGAACCTCCACCAGCTTTGGGCGAGCCGTTGCGGTAACCGACAATCTTCTTATTGGCGGCTTCCAGCTCACTCTTAGCGGCTTTGAGAGCCTTCAGGATGTGGGGTAGCAGAGCCCCGGAGTGAGCCAGATATGCCTTCAGCTCGGGATCGGCGTCGGTGTAGTCGCCCTTGGCAAGGCGCTGGACATCGGAGGCGACTTCCTCGTCGGAAAGCACTGGCACAGACTTCTTGAGATCCTCGAAGACCTTGGTGGTGGCCTTCTCCATGGCTTGGGTGGACTCGGCAGTCTTGCGCTCGCTCTCCTGCTGGGCACGAGCAAGATCGGCCTGCCTCTGCTGCTCAATTTGACCCATCCTCTCACGACTGGAGGACTGATAAATGTCCCGGCGGCGGATGATCTCGGCGTAATCATCGGCAGAAGCATAGAACTTCAGACGGTCGCGCTCGTTCATGGAGGCGGCGAGATCGGCGATCAGGTCACTCTGCTTGTTGAGGTCACCCTCCGCAAAGGCAGAAAGCATCTCCTTGGAGTTCAACTCGTACTTCTCAGCGAGTGAGTTGAGGTAGCCGACCACGTTGACCATCGGCTCGACCACGTTGGACTTGTATTCCTGGGTGGCCTCGACGCGGGCAACGGAAAGCTCCTGCTCGTACTCGGCGTTGATCTGGCGCAGCTTCTCGATCTCGGCTGAATCCACCGGGGCAGACTTGGACTTCTCCAACTCGGCCTTCAGAGTTTCAACCTCTTGGGCGAGCTTCTTGGCCTGAGCGGCTTCGGCGCGGAGTTCTCCCCACTTCACCTTGGCTTTGTCGGTCAGGTTGGCCGGGGCTTCCTCGGCCTTGGGCTCTTCAGTCTCCCCCTCGGGCTTCTCCTCCTCAACCTCATCGGGCTCCGGAGCCTCTTCGCTCTTGACGGGTTCGGTCTTGGCCTTAGCGGTCTTAGCCACTTTGGCTTTCTTTTCCGTCTTCACTTCTTCGGAGGAAGCGTAGGGATCTTCGCCGCTTGTAGCCTTGTCGAGTAGGTCACCCATGCGGGTGCCCCAATCGGAGTCGTTGGCGGTCGAGGTTATGGGAGGGGTGACTTCCAGATTGCTCTGGGGTGACATTTCGATGGGTGTGGTGTCGGGGTTCATGGGGTTGTGTTATTCCTTCTCACTGGCGTGTTTCCAGGGAGAGAGATCGAGATCGAGCTTCTCCGTCTTGGGAACGGCGAGTGCTCGTAAATTTCGTAGAAAGTCGAAGTAGCCTTCGCGCTTCGCGTTCAGCAAAGCGTTGTTCTCCATCAAGTTGGCCGAATCGGCGCGGAGAATGCCTTTGGGAAGTCCGTACTCCGTCAGTACGGAAAGAGCGGAAACAAACGCGGGGTGCGCCAGTAAGTGGGCGAGTTCCTCGGTGAGATCCGGTCTTTTGGACCAGTCTTTAAGGGTCATGAATTAGGCGGTTAGTGGGGCTGATGCCGCACGGATTTTTTGGGCTGTTTCGGCGTCACGTAACGCCAGTTTTTGTTTTGCCTCTGCTTCTTGCAGGGCGAGTTTTTGCTGATGTCTTTCGGTCTCCATCTGGATCTTGGCCTGCTCCGCCTGGAGCTTGGCTTGAGACTCGGGAGAAACTTCGGCGGGAGCTTGGCCTTGCGGCATCTGCTGGGCGGCTTCGGCCTGACGGACCTGCTCGGCCTGAACCTTCTCGGAAGTTTGCTGAGCAATTTCACCAGCCTGCTGGAGCGCCTTCTTGAGCTGACCGTATTCCTGCTTGCGCGATGCGTCTTGGGCAACCATCTCCAAATGCTGGGTGGCGTGAGGCATAGCGAGCTGGAAGTAGGCGACCGCCTGTTGGGGATCGGCCTGCTGTTGCTTGATGGCCTCGGCCATCTGCGCGATGTCCTGAATGTGGGCGGAAGCGTGGACGAAATGGTTCTCCGTGGACTGGATCTGAACCGGACGGCCCTGAGCCATCGCGGCGTTTTCGAGTTCGGCAATCTTCTGATCGATGACCGGGCGAGCCTCGGGGAGTTTGGGAACGTAGCGATCCACGTGGTCGTAGCCGATGCGAGCCGCAACGCGGTCGCGCAGGAGGTTCTGTTTACCCTGCTCATCGAACTGACCCATGATCTGCATGAACTCATCCATAGCCACGAGACGGAGCTGATCGCTACCGGCTCCAATGGAGCGGACGGCATTGACCTCCTCGATCTTGTTGTGGATGACGTCGAGGGGAACTCCTCGGGAAGTGCAGTACCTCTTGAATGAAGCGATCGCCTCACCGCCGCGCTCGGCAGCAAGGTAGTCCTCACGGCAAGCCCGCTTGAACGCTCCACGTAGGAGGCGGTTCCAGGGCTCGTAAAAAAGATTCATCGCGCCAGTGCTCAGTCGGGCGTCTCCCTGCAACTGAGCCTGTACCTCGAACTTCGTGCGCTCCTTGGGATTGGGGTTCCCAGAGGCGGAGCGGTAGGCTCCCGCACGCTCTTGGAGCATCTGGCTCATGTCTTGCAACACCGGGATCGCGTTCTGACCAATGTTGGGGAGGTTCTTCTCCAGAATGTTGACTCCGGAGTTGAGAACGCTGAAAGGGCCGAGATACTCGAAGGCCAGATTCTCCAGTGAGTCTTCGCTGTCAGGCTGGATCAAGAGGGACGTGGAGAGCATGGCTCCGTCCACAAACTGACAGCGCATCCGGTTGGAGACCTGGACGTGCGGGAAAACTTTGTAACCAAGACCACGGATGGACTGGTAGTAGCCGTTGGTGCCCACCCCGTAAGTGAAGGTGACGAAGGCATCACAGGCTTTGCGGAAGCGGCTCCGCTTCTGGTAGAGGAATTCCTCGTTGGAGCCATCGGCAAGCGAGATGTAGTGGGAGATCGTGCCATCGTATTCCTTCACCCAGGCGTGGATGACACGCACCTCGGAGCCGGAGCCGTGGGCGATAAAGACATCGTTGTTCTTGAGGTCTTCCTGATAACGCTCCCAGTCGGTGATATGATAGGTGTCCTGGGCTCCGGTGTTGTGAAGGATGGCTCGCTTGACTTCGTCCAGATCCCAGCCGAGTTCCTCGGCGCGTTCCTCATCTTTGATAAAGGAGTAAAGCTCGTGAGCCCGCATGATTCGTGGGCTAATGGCCACCTCGACCATCTCCTCAGAGGCAAATGTTCTACGTGGAAGCAAGAAGTCGCCAATCTTGGAGATCTGCCAGCGCCAATCGTATTCATCTTCCCAGTAGGCAACCGAAACGCCGTGCTTAATGAAGTAAGTGGAGTTGAGAACGTGCTTGAACGAGAACTCGTCCCATTCGCGGAGCATCTTGGTGAAGCCCTCAGCAATGATCTGCTCCCAGTCCATCTTCTTCTGCGGGTCGGCCTCCTTGATGGAGACGGACACCAAGCGTTCGACCGAATTGATCAGGTCTACGTAGGCCGCAAGAGCTGATTCCAGCAAGGTCTCGGCCTCGCCGAAGTTCAAATTACAGCGGGAGCCCATTCCGGCCTGACGGATCGTGTTGTCGTCGTAAGGGGCGGCACCATCGAACATGGCGTCCACCTCGGCGCGGTTGCGGGCATTCACGTCATCCGCCTGCTTGAGACGCAAGAAAACCTGATGCAGGGATTCCGGGTCTTTGATGCGGCTGGGCGGAGTGGAGCCGTCGGCGTTTAAGTTGCCGACCAACGGATCATTGACCGAAGGTGAAAGTGTCTCCATGAATTAAAACAAAAGGGGAAAGGTGCGTGGTTAGCGAGTGCTTATGCCTTGGTATATTATGCCTGTCAACTGGAAAATCGATCTTTTTGGAGGAATCTTCCGACATTAGCCTGAGTCAACACCCTGAAGTTGTTGAGCCTACGCATCTCGAAAGAGTTCTGATCCTTCTTGGCTTTCACAGTCATGCCACCGAAACCAAACCTTTGACGACAGAGTTCAACAAGGATAGCGGCGGAGTCAGCTATATCGGGGGATTGGCTGGTACGAGCCTTCATATCGATCTTACTCTCCACCCTCATCCGCAAAGCGGTGCCCTTGTCAGTCGAATACTTCCTGGCGCACATTTCCTTGGCGAGTTCCTTGTCGATCCCCTTGAGCTGTCCGTTTCGGATTAGCTCTTTTGCACCGAACCACAGCTCGGAGACTCGATTCACGTAGCGGTCGCAGGAAGGAGTATTGTCTGTGGCGGAAACGGGTAACTCGCTCGCCTTACCCCCGAACTGAACGCGAAGCACGTCGCGGCTCCAGACCATATCCACGATGTCGCCGAAGGGTCCTCCCGCGCCGGATGCGTCGAATGCCGCGTGCTCTGGGAGGACGCCGTTCTGCTCGCACTTATCCCAGAACTGACGGACGATCTGCTCACTGCGGGTCTGTTTCTTGTTGGTCACATCGTCCTGGAGCAACTCGTAGTGGGTGAACGCCAAGGTGGGGATGCCCTCGCGGGAAATGCCATAGTTCCCAAAAAAGAGAACACTACGATCGCCCCCGTTGGTGAAGGCGGGGTCGAGCGCGGCAACACGGGTCGGCTCCTCAAGCCAGATGGCGGGCTGATCTGCCTGAGCGGAGACGATCTCGGCCTCGCTGTAGATGTTGTCTTCGTCTCCAGTCGGTGCCCAATAGCCACGGAACATTCGGTAGTAGGCCAGCGAGTTCTCGCCGAAACGAGCCTTGGCTTCGTCCAACTTGGCCTGGGTCACAATCCAAGGATAAACGAGTTTTCCGGTCAGGACGTTGGGAGACTTCTCCCCGTCGAAGCGGATGCAGAGGCCGCGCTCGGTTTGCCACTCATCTTCCATCGGCGAGATGGACTGCCAGCCGTTCATCGGCTTGGCTAAAATGCCAAACGCATCGAAGCGGCTCGCGGGGTTCCCGATCCCGATGAATTGGAACTCGGGATTGAGTGAGAGGTTGGAAGCAGATGCCTCCAGAATGCTCTCGGAGAGTTCGGGCATTTCGTCCGCGATCACGATCACCCTCTTGTTTTTGAATCCGATGAGCTTGCCCACGGCCTCCTTCTCCTTTTTCTTTTCAGCCGCGATGAGCGTGATGCCGGACTTATCGGAAGTGCCGCCCGTGCCGTCGTCAAAGCGGATGAGTCCCATGGAGTCCACTAGGCGACCCGGCAACGGGGGCGCAGCCTGAAAATAATCCCGTATGGACCCCCAGATACGCTTGCGGGAATCCTTGAGCGTGGTTGACGTAACGAGAACCATCGTGTCGTAGGGTGCCACGATGAAATTGACGATGGCCCAAATAGCGTAGAAGTCCGTGTTATGAGTCACCGTAAAATCCCCTAGCAAGAAGCGGCCATCCCCATCTAAGGTATATCCATACCAATCACCCTCCCCGAGCTGCTCTACCTCGAAAGAGGTGCAGTCGGAATTAAATTCCCGAACCTTCGGGACGCATTTTTTTCGTAGGGTTGGGATTTGAGTAACGTCTCCAGCTATGCAAATACGGGTGGTGTTAAAAACTTTTCCGTTGAGTTTAATCTTCTTGTCGGTGGCACGTACCCGAAACCCAAGAGAACGCGCCAAAAAAACAATGTCCTGTGCGAGGCGTGGGTAAGAGCAAGCCACTTCAAAATAGGTGCCTGCGGCATAGCCGTCTGCATCAAGTATTCCAGCCAACAACTCCAAGCGTACCTCTCTACTATTAAAAAGATACCTCGGTATGATTCGCTTCTCCCCCTTTTGTTCATAAGCTCCCTTAGAGGGGAACCCACTCGACTCAGCCACAAGCTCGTTGAAATGAGTGCGATAAGCCCTCCTCCTAGAGATTCCAAAAACAGAACACCCCTTAACGGAAGCCTCTCTTACCGAGTACCCTTTCGATAAAAAATACGTTTGGATATAGTTGGCCACTTCCGGATCGTGCAAACGAGAGCAGGCGATCTCTGCACACCCGGTCTTACCGTCCCCTAACCAAAGGCCATAAGCACGGGGGGCTATATCTACAGCCTGTTCCGGAAACTCTACTCCCGTTGTAAAAAGTTTATACTCCTTTCTGAAGTTTCTCCCCTTAGCAAGGTAGTCCTTTACCGATATATCTACTATAGTTCCTAGGCGTTCCCTACTCGCCTTCCCTACAGCTACCCTTTTGAGGGTGAGGATATGGTCGTCATTACACTCCCACGCATCGCCACAATGAGGCACAATCCGCACCATGTTGGAGCGACCGGGATTAGTGACTAGCACGTTGCGAGGCTTGGAGTCTGGCCCCATGAGTTGATCACCAACGCGAACCTCGTCGTTCCGTTTGACCGTGCCGTCGAACATCAGAACGGGAACGTGAGGAGCGAGACACTTCCCACTACTCGCGCATCCGGCAACAGCCAAATACTTTGAATTACAAGCGGCCTCTAGCATCCGCTCGGCCCACGGGTGCCAGACAAAAGGCTTCGGGCCGTCTTCCGGCCAGAGCGCGGAGACGATTCGCTTGAAATGGAACTCGGGCAACTCGCCGCCTTTCTCCAGCGGCATCGGGTTTCGGAACGAGTAGATCTCGCGGTTGAACTGATCGATTTTTTTATTCCACCAGCGTCCGTACTGGAACTCCTGGTCGGTGATTTCCACGATGCGGCCATCGGGAGTTTTTATTTTGCCGCGAGAGGGTGCGCTCATCTTTTTTTTAGAGTGCTTGTCCCCGATCTGTCCCCGGAACCCTTCGTTCCCCTCGTTTTCTCTGTAGAAAATCCGGAGTTGACGGGGCTCGAA